ATGGAATCTTTTAATGTAAGATTAAAAAAAGATACAGGATTAGATTTGGATACATTAGTTAAAAATGGATTGCACATATCTGGTGGAGAATTTGAATTTGCTATAGCACAACAAGGAAGAGGAAGAATAGCAGGTCTTTCTAAAAAATTAGAAAATGTGCGTGGAATAAGAAATGCTAACAGAGCCTTTTCAAATGCTGGAGATGTCATGCGAATGGAAATGACAAAGAAAGAAGTTGAAAGATTGTTAAGAGCTGGTGGTAATATACAAGACATAAGAAATTCTGGACAGTTAAGAGAAATTACAAGAGTAGTTAACAGAGCAACAGGGTATAGTAAAACAACTTTTGGTGGAGATGTAGGAGAGCTGTTACTGTTTGCTCCAAGATTCTTTCAAACCAGATTAGAGAATTTGTTCAATGGTATATACGGAACAGCAAAGCGACCTTTCCAAACTGTAGGGGTTGCAGTATCTTTAGAAGAAAGATTAGCATCACAAACTCTTATGAGTTTTATAGGGTACGGAACAACATTAACCTTTGCTTTAAACTATGCGCTAGGAAATGAAACAGATTTGAATCCTTATAAACAAATAACAACAAGTAAAAAGGTTGGAGATAAAATTGTGTTCTCTAAAAAATGGATATGGAATCCTAACTTTATGACAATAAGATATGAAGATAGAGATTGGAATTTGTTTGGAAACCAAATGCAAATAGTTAGATTGTTTGGAACTATAGGGAGTTCTGCCTATCAGAAAGACCCTAAAGGAGTTATAGATGCAGGAAGAGGATTATCTTCTCCAACTGTAGCAAGAGCATATGATGTAATATCTGGCACAACATTTATGGGTAAAGATGCAGACTTGTTAAATTTAAAAGGTGGGGAGTATGATCCCAAGACAGCTATGATAAATTTAACAGAACAGTTTTTTCCATTTGCTGTACAGGATATGAAATTAAATGTACTAGAAGCAAAAGACAAAGTGCAACGAGAAGGGTCAGCAGCAGGAATAAAAACAGGAGCAATATCAGTTTTCTCTGATCTAGCAGGAGCAGCTCAAACCCCTATGTCGTTAGGAGATTTGTTACAAGATGTGTCTGTTGATACCTTTGGTAAAAATTATTACGACATAGAACCATATGAAAAAGCAATTATACAAGAGTTAATTAAAGATAAAGAAACTCCTTTCAACAAAGAATCTAAAGAAAGAATATCAGATGCTGACCAATATTATTCTAGGTTAGATGAAATCAAAGAAAAAAGATGGGATAAGTTAGAAGAATTAGGAAGAGATGTTGCAGCAGGCAAGTCATTTGTAGATAAATATTATGACATAATAGAATCTTACGGAGATGAAAAAGGAGCATTAGAAGTAGAGTACAACTCTGATGACATTAATTCTCCTAACCCAGACAAAAAACTTATGGCAGAGTATTATGCCTTATTTGATATGGCTAAAACAAAAGCAGGTAACTTTGACCAAAACTTATATTCAATATTAAAAGAAAACTTTTTAAGAAAAGCTACAAAGGAACAACGAGATTATATAGAACGAAATAGCAACAAAAATCCTGTACCACCTTTAGTTATAAACAAGCTAATGGCTTCTAGTAAAGGTGGAATGACTACTGCTCAAAAGTTATTGAAAGCTCATGCACTAAGACAGATTGCCTTAAAAGCAAAAGGGAAAGAAAATTTAATTCCATTAGCTGATAAAAACTTTTACACATATGTTAAGAAGGAAATTAAAAGGGATTGATAATTGACAAATCATAAACAAAATAGGATACTTTACAATAGGAGGATTATATGGTAACCGAAAATAACGATACACAATTAAGTTTAGATAGCTCTACTACAGAAGCAACGCCTGCTGCTCCAAGCACAGAAGCGCCTGCTACTGATACACCTGTAGAACCTACAACTACTGAAGCTACGCCTTCAGAACAAACAACAGAAACTACACCTGCCGAAGCTCCTGTATCACAGGATGATGGGCAAGTAAGTTCTGATACAGCAGAAGCTCCTGCTGAAACACCAAAGATTGATGTTGAAAGTTTGAACAAGCAACTTGAAGAAACTAAACAGTATCAAGATAATTTACAAAAACAAGTAATGCAATATGAAGTTGAAAAGCAAAGACAGGCTATAGAGTCTGAGGCTGTGAAATATAATAGTGCATTAGTTGAGCAAGGAATGGAGCAAGCTCAAGCTGATCAGTTAACTCAGCAGTTAAAACAAACAAGAGTTAACGAGCAACAGTATAATCAGAACATACAAAATTTAGATGCGTATTACAAGGGCAAGTTTAATGCAGCTATGGAAATAGGGGATAAATATAATATATCTCCTAAAGAATTAATGGCATATGACAGTCCTCAAGATATGGAGAAACACGCAAGTTCACAATCAGAAGTCAGTAAATTAAAAGCTGAGTTAGCGAAACTAAAAAAGGAGCAAGTACCTACACAACAGTACGACAACAGTCAAGCTCCAGCAGAAGGTTCGACTAGCGAATCAAGACTTCTTGATAAGTATAACGCTGGAGATAGAAGTCCAGATGCTATAGCTGCTGCAAAAAGAATCTTAGGATTATAAGCAGCAAGGAAACTTGTCCACTTTAGGTGGTTTATAAATAAGTTGATAGGAGGGCGTAATGGCTCAAACAGCAACAACAGGTAATCTGGAGAATGCGAGTAAAATTATAATCGCAGCAGCCAGATATACGGAGGAACATAATGCTCCAGCAATGGCGCTTATAGAATCCTTCAGTTTGCCTAGTGGTTCAAAACAGGTAACAGTACCTAAAGTAGGACAAATGCAAGTATCTGACTTAACAGATGGTGTAGACATAATTGACGATGAAGAAATCGGAATGACAACCGTTGATCTTACTGCAAGTGAAGTAGGAGCAAAGGTTATCTTGACTGATAAACTTGTTCGTGAACAACAGAATAATGTGTTTACAATAATCGGAAAACAGTTAGGCGATGCTATGGCTAGGAAAAAAGATACAGATGTACACTCATTGTATAGTTCATTAAATGGTGGTACAACTGTGGGAGCAGCAACCAAGTACATGAAATCAAGTAATGTGCATGGAGCAATAGCTTATGCAAAGGCAAACAAATTTGGTAATGATGTATATATACTTCATCATCCAAACTCAGTAGCGTACTTATCTAAGGAAGCAGCTTCAGTTGCAGCAGCAGCAAGCAATGCTATCCCAGATGGATACTCTGCCGATTTATTAAAGAATTTCTGGAGTGGGTTAAGACCAATGAACAATGTTCCAATCTTTGAAGATGGTAACCTTGCTGTTGATTCGTCAGATGATGCAACAGGTGTTATAGCTTCTAAAGGAGCAATGGCAGTTCTTAACTCTGTAGAAACCAGACAAGAAAGACAACGAGATGCCTCACTTAGAGCGACAGAAGTTGTCATGACTTCCGACTATGGTGTCTTTGAATTAGATGATACCAAAGGCGCAGGTCTTATCTTTGATGCAGCAGCATTAGCTACTAATAACTAATGATTAATGGAGGAATCATATGGTCAATCATTTATACGGAAACAGAAATAAACCTTTGCGAGATAATATCAATAAACAGAGGAAAGATATGGGAATAGATAAGTTTGAAGGATTGCTGCCAGATTGGCAAGGCAAGACTACATACTATAATCATATTCCAAAGTTTAACAATGAGGGGGATTTAGCAAAGCCTTGTGGCTCTGTTTATCCTAACCAGCCAAGTGATCCTTCAACGCAACAAAGACGAGGAAATATTGGATTATTTCCTATAGAGTGGGATGGCAAATGCAGACTTGAAGTTCAAGGTAAACCCTGTGTATGCAAACCTACAAAGAATAGTAAGAAAACAGAACCTACTCCAAAAGAAAAACCTGTAGTTGCAGAAGTAACTATGGTGGACACAGAGGAGTAGTTCTGTAATCTAGTATAAGTGTAACGATTGACCGAGCTTATGCGAATTTTATTTATCGGTTGATCGTAGAGGTTAGTCCTCTACTTTAAAATAGGAGGGAAATCATGGCATTTCCTGTTACAATACAAGGCTCTTTTGGAGATGAGAAGGTTACTTCTTCAACAAAGAAGAATCGGATCGGAGCAAGAATGGTACTTCCAGATGGTAGTGAATTTGTTTACGCTTATTCTGGCGAAGCAATTACTGCTGGTAAAGTAACCATGCAGGCTCAAACTGCATCAGACCATATTAAAGACTTAGCCGTTGCTTCAGCAGCATCAGCAGGAGCTACTCAAGTAGTTCTTACTAATGGTGGATCAACAGCAGTTTCAGGATCTAGTTCCTACACAGGAACAGGTACAACTGTTGGAGATTACGAAGATGGTTACCTTTTCATTAACGATGCTAATGGAGAAGGACAGATGTGGAGTATTAAAAATCACTCTGCAGCAGCCACAGGCGCATCACTTACTATAAACCTACACGATACTGATAAAGTTGCAACAGCACTTACAACTTCTTCACAAGCTGGTATTCTAAAGAATCCACAAAATGGAGTAGAAGTATGGGATGTTAACGATATCGATGGTATCGCAGCAGGCGTTCCAAGAGCTGATGTTACAGCTAACTATTACTTTTGGAATCAAGTGAAAGGTCTTGCAGCAGTATTAACAAATGGTACTGTAGTATTAGGTAAAAATGTAATGACAGGTTCTACTACTGATGGTTCTGTAGATGTTGTAGCTGACGACTCAAGCGCTGAGTTTATACTTGGTGGAGTTGTAGCAGTTGGAGCAACTACTGAATATTCTGGAGTATACCTAAACATCGGAGCTTAATAATGCAATTCGTAGGGTCTGAAACTTAC